GGATATTATAGGGAGCGTTCCGCGAGAGGCGGCGTTTCCCCGTAATAGTTCTGTGGTGCCATTGCAAGGTCTGTATGAGGACAGAGATGATAGATGGAATAGGAAGTATGCGCCGGCTGTGATGACAAAGATGCTGAGAACTACGGATGGAGTGCAGAGGAAAGAGAACGTTGAAGGATACAGATTTCGGAAGTGGACTCAGGTAGCAGATCGTAAATTTGATCTTAAGATTTCGATCAGGCGTGCTCCCTCGACTGTATTATCGTATATGTCGCGAATAGCGAGGATCTATAAAGTGGATCCCACTATTTTGCACTATAATGATTCTATAGTAGGAGGTGAAGACCAAAAACCTATGCCAAGGAATAAGTCAGCCGGGTATTTCTATCCTGGCTTTCAGAAGGATTTGGCGTGTGATGCGCTGTCTGAACAGCCCAAGTTGATCAAACCAGTATTGGAGGTTTTAGAAGTGTTGGAAAATGCATTAGCTAGTAGGCAATCAGTTGCCTTTGTGCGAAGTACATGTCTAAAACCAGAAAAACTCCCGGTCGAGAAAGTTACTGAAGGAAAGACTAGATTGTTTATGCCAGATGATTTACATTTGTATCTCATGTGTCGTAAATTTTTCTTGCCAGTGCTGAAGTGGTTTTCTAGGTATGGGAGACATTTTGGTATGGTCATAGCGATGACTCCAGAAGAAATTGGTAGATATTATCAGAGGTGTGATGGTATGATAGTTCATACTCTCGATCAAGAGAGTCAGGACATATCCCACAACCCCGGATGTTTTATTGATTTCTTCAAGTGGTGTTTGGAAGTAGGTTTGGTGGCTAATAAAGGATCAGACAAGCAATTGTATGATCCTGATTTGCCTGCCTTAGACTGGGATGCTAGGATTACCTATGGATTGATAAGAGAACTTATGTTCGGACTATTTGTCTATAAGGATTACATCTTTAGATCGCCAGGTGCTTTAGCTTCCGGCTGTCTGCTTACATTGATAATCAACTGTTTCACACTGTGGAAAGTACAGTGTGGGATGGTAGTTAGGTATCATGAGTTTCGTGGGACTGTGCCTGGTGATTCTATGTTAGGTGGGAAATTTGTGCCCATGATGTTCGGTGATGATCATAAGTTCGGTTTTACAACGCAGGAGTTGGCAGATGAGATGATGGTGTATTACCGCGAGTCTTGTGAGCACTATGGATTCACAATGAAAACGGAGAACGTTGGAGCGTTCACTGATGCCCCCTTTTGTGGACGCCACTTTGAAGACCATGTACATTATGGTCCGACTATGAGGTTGGCGGAACCGAGGTTGGTTAAGTCATTGCAGATGGTTACTAACAAGAGTATTGTCTCATTTATGAACCAAGTGGTTACGTTTATTATTGAGGCTACTCGGTATAACGAGGAAGACTATTATTACTTCCTGGGGAACTTGTATTTCAGTGGTGAGACCAAGTTCCTAGAGGTTGAGGATAATAGGGAGTACTGTGAATACGCGAAGATGTGTCGGAGAGTGGCAGGTAGCGAG